CTGCACGCCTACAAGGACGCCGACGCCCTCCTGGCCTTCGGTGAGCAGCACGACATGCGGACCGCGCTCGTCCTGTCCCCGCTCGCCTACGTCTGGCGCGACCGCCCCCGGCTTGTCGCGTTCGAACAGGTCCCGACCGTCCTCCCCGTGTGGGAAGCGTGCGCCGAAGTCATGCGCGGATGGGGTTACCAGGTCAAGGTCGAAGTCCTCAACGCCGAGCAGTACGGCGTCCCACAGACCCGCAAGCGGGCCATCCTGGTCGCACGCCGCGGCGGGCCCGTCAACCTGCCAGCGCCGACGCACTCCCGCTACTACTCCCGCACCCCGGACAAGCTCGACCCGGGCGTCCTGAAATGGGTGTCCATGGCCGAGGCTCTCGGCTGGGGCGGGGACGATTTGACCATCTGCCACGGCGTCCAGAAGAACTCAGCCCGGCGCCCGATGACGGAGCCCGCCGGGACAATCGCGTTCGGACACGATTCCGCATCGGTCGGGTTCGCCCCGGCTGTGGTCGGGGACCACCTCGCACTCCGGGAGGCAAAGCGGGGCGGGGGCTTCCAGCCAATCACCGTCGAGCAGGCCGCGATCATCCAGTCCTATCCGGGCCGCGGACTCACTGACCGCCCGTCCCCGACCATCACGGGCGGCGGCACGGACGCGGGCGGCGCCGAACCCATCGCCAAGTACCACGAGCGCTACACCGGCTCTCCCGGCTGGACTGGATCCACGGAGCGCCTCACCACCGATGAAGCGGCAACGCTGCAGAGCTACCCGCCGAGGCCGTTCGTCTGGTGCGGCACGAAGACGAAGCAGTTCCTCCAGATCGGCAACGCGGTCCCCCCGCTCCTGGCGGAAGCGATCCTCTCCGCCCTCATCGGCATCAAGGCAGGGCGGTAACCATGGCCTACGTCTACAAGGGCACCCAGCGCGACGCCGCCCCGGTGCCGGCGCCCGTCAAGCTCACCCCAACCACCGTCAAGCCCCGCCCCGTCCGCGCCCCGGTTGCCCGGCCCCGCGTGTTCGACCCGTCCAAGTGCGGGAGCCAAGCCGGTTACAAGCAGCACCGCCGCTACGGCACGGACATTTGTGACGCGTGCCGGGCAGCGAACTCGGCCTATCACCGGGCCTGGCGTGCAGCGAACCCCAAGGAACCCGCGAACCGTCCCGATGGCCGGTTCAGCCCCGGGCACTGCGGCACCCCCCAGGGGTACCAGCGGCACCTCCGCGCCGGCACCCCGACGTGCGTGCCCTGCCGGGCCGCGCACACCGAACGGCACCGCGGCTACCGGACAGCAAAGGCGGCCGCCTGATGAGCGTCCAAGCAACGAGTTGGGTGTGGGAGCACTCGAAGTCCGAGGGAAGCTCACGGCTGGTCCTGTTGGCGATCGCTGACGCGGCGAACCGGGAGGGCGGGCAGTCGTTCCAGTCGGCCCCGTCCATCGCCCGCATGACGGGCCTGTCAGTCCGTACCGTGTGGCGGTGCATCGACTCCCTGATCGAGATGGGGGAGATCACCAAAGAGGGCCGGCAGGGCGAGTATCAGACGACCGTGTACGCGCTGCCCGCCGTGTCAATTTGTCACAGTGTCAATTTGGCACGGCGTGACACTGGTGGTATTTCCGCCGTGCCAAAAACGTCCACCGCCGTGCCACCTATTGGCACACAACCCCATATACCCCAAAAAGATAACCCCAAGGGCTCGCGCCTCACTGACGCCTTCGTCCCGTCCGAGCTGCAGCTTGCCTGGGCCAGGAAGAACACCCCGGACGTCGACCCCACTTTGGAGACGGCGCAGTTCATTGATCACCACATCGCGAAGGGCTCGGTCATGAAGGACTGGGGCCGTGCATGGCAGACGTGGATGCGGAACCAGCAGAAGTGGTCCGCACCGAAACAGCAGACGATCATCCCGGCGAACAGCCCGTGGTCGAAGGACTTTCACAGGAACGGAACGAACGCATGAGCGACACGATGGCACCGCCGCAGGACAATGACGCGGAACGCTCCACACTGGGGGCGCTCATGCTCTCCCGTGAGGTCTTCCAGGATGTGACGGACATGGTGACCGGCCCTGACTTCTACCGGCCGGCGCACGAGACGATCTACCGGACGATCCTGGAGCTGCACGCCAAGGGCGAACCGGTGGACGCCGTGACCGTCTCCGGCGCTCTCAGGGGCTCCGGGGACCTCGACCGGGTCGGAGGTGCCGGGTACGTCCAGGAACTCGCCCAGGCGTGCCCTGCGCCCTCCGCGGGGGGGCATTACGCGGCGATCATGGCGAAGGCCGCCGTCCGACGCCGCCTCGCCACGGCCGGGCACAAGATCGCGTCCATGGCACACCAGCCCGGCGACGAGTCCGAACTGGTCGAGTTCGCCCGCAAGGAAGTCGACGCCACGTCCAAGGCGACGACCACAGCGGTGCAGTCCTTCGGGGAAACCATCGACGCCATGCTCGGTCAGTTGGATGAGAAGCCGGACTATATCCCCACCCCGTGGCCGTCCGTGAATGAGATCATCGGCGGCCTGCGCCCCGGCGGGCTCTACATCGTGGCGGCCCGCCCGTCCGTGGGGAAGTCCGTGATCGCCCTGCAGCTCGCCAAGGCGCTGACGGCGCGGGGCTCGGTGGCGTTCTCGTCGCTGGAAATGTCCGAAACAGATGTGCAGATCCGGGCCGTGTCCGCTGACCTGCGGATCGACCTGTCCCGGCTGATCAAGCGGGACCTGCTCGCCTCCGACTGGGAGAAGATCCGCACCCGCCGCGCCACCTGGGAGCACGTGCCCCTGTTCGTGGACGACAACTCCGGGGTGACGATCACGGACATCAAACGCTTCGCCCGGTCCGTGAACCGCCGCAAGCCCCTCGCCGGGCTCGTCGTGGACTACCTGCAGCTCATGTCCCAGCCGCCCGGTGACAAGCGGCCCCGGCATGAGTTTGTCGCGGACATGTCCCGGCAGCTCAAGATCCTGGCCATGGAGATGAAGATCCCCGTCGTGGCGCTCTCCCAGCTCAACCGTGGCTCCACCCAGCGGGAGGACAAGATGCCGCAGATTTCGGACCTGCGGGAATCCGGGGCGATCGAGCAGGACGCCGACGTGGTGATCCTGTTGCACCGGGAAATCATGGGCGAGAAACGCGGGGACCTCGCCATGTTGGTGGCGAAGAACCGCAACGGCTCCACCGACGTCGCGCACCTGACTTTCTGGGGCCACTACTCGTCCGCGTACGAGCCCGGCTACATCCCCACTTCCACGGCGGCACACACGGACAGGACGGCAGCATGACACGCTCACGTAAGACGGCACGGTCGGCGGGGTCCAGCTTTGAGCGGCTGGTCGCCGACGGGTTCGCCCTCGAAATGGAGAATGACAACATTGACCGGAAGGTCAAGACGGGCGCGAAGGACCAGGGCGACATCGGGAACGTCCGGCACCTGAACGGTGACCGGGTCGCGGTGGAGGTCAAGGAGTACGGGGGCCGGTTGGAGCCGGCGCAGTGGGTGCGGGAGGCGCAGCAGGAGGCGGTGAACTATGACGCGTTGTGCGGGTTCACGGTGGCCAAGCGGCGGGGAACAACGGATTTCCGGGAGCAGTGGGTGATTATGACGGTCGCTGATGTGCTGGCGTTGCTGACCGGGGAACGGTAGACACGCCGGAGAAAGTCCCCGACTTTATGGAACACTAGGGAACTTTGCTGTAGACTGATGGAACAAAGACGAAGCCCCGCGACTGGTTCAAGACAGTCCGGGGCAATGACGGGAAGGAACCCCGCAATGCCCATTGTACCCACCCCCGAACTGGAGGCCGCGGTCCTGTACCGCCAGCTCCGCATCGCCAAAGTCGCTATGGAGCGCGCCGACGCGACACTCGCCCAGGCCTCCACCGAAGCAGCCCAAGCCCGCGCCCGGTATGAATCCATCCAGGCAGAGATCCGCGACCACGCACCCGTCGGGAACGTGGCATGAGCGACTACACCGAGCACCTGATCAGCATGGCCGGCGGGGACGGGGACCGACTCGCGGAGATTGAGGCACGCCGCGCAGACTGCCAGACGTACAACTTTGGGATGCGGAACGCTGACAAGCTCGCACATGAGGACGTGCCCTACCTCCTCGCCATGGTGCGGGAACAGCGGGCCGCGCTCGACCGGGTGCGGGCGTTGCACACCGAGGACGTGTTCCGAGGCCACCTGAGCAACGGGTGCAAGACCTGCGGCGGCGGCGCTGACTGGCCCTGCCCGACCATTGCCGCGCTCACCGCAACGGAGGGGGCATGAGAGTCACCATTGAGGCCCGCGAGAACGGGAACATTCACACGGTGGCATTGGATGTGCGGTCGAACAACTGGCTGGACGAGAAGAAAAACGATGCCGAGCGCCGCCAAGGGGTCATTGACGCCGCGAACGGACTGCTCCGAAGCCTGAACCTTGACGAGATTCAGGGGGAGACGGCATGAGCGGGATGGTGGAAGTGCTGGAAGAGCACGATGACGACTCGGTGCAGGACGGCTACTGGTTCTGCGACTGTGGGCACGAGTACGGGGTATTTGGAGGCTTTGGTAAAGCGAAAGCCGACCACGTAGCCGCGATGCTCACCGCTGCGGGGTTCGGGGACGCGGCGGAAGCCAAAGCCCAGGCACTCGAAGAAGCGGCGGGGGTCATCGAGGGTGGAGCCGGAAAAGTGCCGGGTGTCATTGCCCGCTGGCTCCGCGCCCGTGCCGCGGCTGTGCGGGGTGAAAGATGAGCGGCCGGAAGCCCAAGCGCCTGTACTGGCTGGAGGTCACCACCATCGGCAAGCTCAAGTACCGCCAGCGTGGGGGCGGCAAGTTCAGCTCCCGCACCGCGATGCTTGCCCGCCAGACCTACCTGAGGCGTGACGGCATCGAATCCGTCGCCTACGAATCCAAGCCCATCGAATGGGTCGAACTGGAGAAGCCATGAGCGAGGACGAGCGCGAGCGGCAGGCACGGGCGCAGGAAGCCGACCGGATCGGCCCCGACCAGGAACGCGCCGACACCTACGAGAGAGAAGACCACGGATGAGCCAGGCATACATCGTTGAATGCGAGGACTTAGTCCCCGGGGACCAAGTGTGGTTCAGCAGCGAATTTGAGGCTGAACATGCTTGCGGCCCATTCGAATTCTCCTGCTGCAAGCTCGTGCCAGTGGGTGCCGACTACGACGGACCCAAGTGGGTCCCGGAGTGAGCGAGTGTGAGGCGGAGCGCCGGATCAAGCAAACCCTGTACGTGATGGAGAATGACTGGGCGTCGGGTTCGTTCGATTACGGGAAGGTCAAGCAGATGTTGACCGGCCGCAAAGACGACACGTGCGCGTGTGAAGCTGAAAGGATGAGCGCATGACGATTGTTGAGTTTTTGGAAGCCCGCATCGCCGAGGATGAAGAGCGGGAGGCGCGCAAGTTCCGCGACAGGCCCGGAGCGCTGGCCGGTTACACCGTGACGAGCACCTCGGAAGGCAAATTCGGCGTAGCACTAAAGGGTAGCACCGAGAGGCCCCGGTTCATGAGCAGCGCCGAGTATTTCGAACGCTTCTGCGAACCAGCCCCAGACGCCCGCATGCTTGCCGAGTGCGCCGCGAAACGGTTCATTCTCACGATGCACGAGACCTATGCCCGGGTGGCGTCAGAGCGCACGGGGATAGCGGCGTTCGGTGCCGAGTGCGGACGAGACGTCACGGCGGACGTGCTGAAGCCCCTCGCCGCCGTCTATAAGGACCACCCGGATTACGACGAGGACTGGGCTCTGTAGCGACACGCCCAACAGTGAGGAACAGTAAGGAACTTCCCTGTTAAGATGTGTGATATGAGCAACTGCGGCGCATGCACTGGGGAAACGAACATCAAACTCTGCCACGATCACACCACCAGGATCGAGCAGGACCTCGCCGAAACGGACAACGTCATCGGCGAACTACGCACCACCATGGCCCGGCAGGACAAAGGGGCCGACAGCATCGGCGGCGGGGGACCGGCAGGCTCCCGCCCCCCGATCAACCTCGACGCCCTCGACAGGTACGAACAACTCCGCGAAGTCCTCACCGGCTGGGCCACCCAACTGGAGGGCAGGGCATACCTCGTCCTCGTCCGCACCGAAGACGTCGCCTCCTACCTGCTCGCCAACATCGAGAAGGTCCGCCTCGCCGAATGGGCGTACGAACTCCTGGACGAACTCGCCCAGGCCATGACCGAAGCACGCAGGGCAACGGACCGGGCCGCCGACAAGATCAGCCTCGGCATCTGCGGGGCATGGTTCGAGGGCATCCGGTGCACCGACACCATCCTCGCGATCACAGGTGCCGCCCTCGGCCGCTGCCGGACCTGCGGGACCACCGTGGACGCCCACGCCCACCAGCAAGCCATGATCGCCGAAGCGTGGCACGTCCGCGGCGACCTCCCCGAGATCCTCCGGGCACTCAAGGCCCACGGCTCCATCAACATCCCCCTGGAGCGGGCCAAGAAATGGGTGCAGCGCGGCATGCTCACCCCCGGCCCCGACGGGAAGCACTCCCCCGCCTCCATCCGGGAGTACTACCTGACGACGCGACACGGCCAAAAAGAGTTGGGCAGTGTTGCTTGATCTTCCCTAGTTTTGTCCCTAAGATGTTCTTAGAGTGCAAGAAGTGGCTGAGACCCCACCCGCGCACCTGCGAACTTGAAGCCCGCCAGTGTCCCCCACACCGGCGAGGCTTCACTGTTGCCCCACCCGCAAGGGCAGGGCGAGCGCAACGGCCGTAGACCGTTGCTCCGCCGGGGGCGGGAGTGCTGCAGACCCTCCCGCCCCTAGCACCAAGGACCAACCATGAGGGCGCCGCTACCGCCCGGATGGTGACAGATGAGACACGCAACCGAAAGGGGAACTCATCTCCCGCGCAGGGTCAAGCGCAGGCCGCTCGCTGAGAAGCGCCGGCACCTGTTGAGTTAGCTCAGTGGTAGAGCGACGGTCTCCAAAACCGTAGACGAGGGTTCGATTCCTTCACGCAGCGCTGAGCGAAAGAACGCCGACCAACCATCGAGGACACGCGGCCGATCCAGTAGCTCACCTTTCCAACCAAACCACAGAAGGCGGTGAGAGCGTGTGCCAGCGGCCAAGTACACCCAAGCGCAAAAAGACCAGGCACTCGCCCTCTACCACACCGACGGACCAACAGCCGTAGAGAAGACCCTCGGCATCCCCAAAGGCACCGTCACGCGATGGGCCAAAGAAACGGGTGTCGAAACGGTTTCGGTCTCGGCCACGCGTGCGGGTACTGAGGCGGCGGCGGTGTATGCGAAGGCCCGTCGGGTGGAGCTTGCACAGTTGCTGTTGGAGGACGCTCACCGGTTGCGTCAGCAGTTGTGGCAGCCGGCCATGGTGCATGCGTTCGGCGGTAAGGACAACACGTACGAAGAGCATGAGCTGGCGGAGCCGACGTTCACGGATAAGAAGAACATCATCAGTGCGGTGTCGACGGCGATGACGACGGTGACGAAGCTGGACCTGGCTGATGCGGTCCCGGCTGATGCGGCCTCGGGTGCGGTGTCGGTCATTGACAAGCTGATGGCTGGTTTTGCGTCGGCGTATGAGGCGGGGAAGTGACACCGCCGCCGCTCTCGCACAAGCAGGTGTCTTCGGTGGTGGAGTCGACGCGGGCGAAGATCGCCCTCTGGGTCGGGGCCGTCAGTGCCGGCAAGACCATCGCCAGCCTGTTCGCGTTCCTCTTCGCGGTCCGGCTGACCAAGGGCACGGGCCTGATCATCATCGTCGGCAAGACGCTGCAGACCATTGAGCGGAACATCCTCGCCCCGTTGATGGATGACCGGCTCTTCGGGGAACTGTCCCGCCAGATTGTGCACACGAAGGGTTCCGGGGTCGCGCTGATCCTCGGCAAGGAGGTGCACCTGGTCGGGGCGAACGACTCCCGCTCCGAGGAGAAGATCCGCGGCTCGACCGTGGAGCTCGCCTACGTCGATGAGGCGACGCTGCTGCCGCCGGGGTTTTGGGAGATGCTCGTCTCCCGCCTCCGCGTCGCCGGCGCCCGCCTGCTCGCCACCACGAACCCCGGCTCGACACGGCACTGGCTCCGGCTCGACTGGATCCTGAACGCCGCCCAAAAGAACATGCTCGTCTTCCACTTCACCATGGACGACAACCCCATGTACTTCGAAGGCGGCAACCCCGGGCCCGCGTACATCGCGGACATGAAAGCCTCCTACACTGGGGTCTTCTACGACCGGATGATCAAGGGCTTGTGGACGAACGCCGAGGGCGCCGTCTACGACATGTGGGACCCGACCAGGCATGTGATCCCGTGGGAGCGGCTGCCCCCGCTCAAACGCATGCTGTGCGCGTCCATCGACTTCGGCACCCAGCACCCGACCGCCGTCCTGCTGCTCGGGCTCGGGTATGACCGGAAGCTGTACTTCGTCGACGAACTGCGCATCGACGTGGCCGTGAACCAGATCCGCCAGTCCCCGTCCCAGCAGTCCAAGACGATCCGGGCGTGGCTGAACCAGCCGCACCACCCCGAACAACTCACCCTCCGCCCTGAATGGGTGATTGTCGACTCGGCCGCCGCGGACTTCCGGCAAGAGCTCTTCCACGACGGGCTCGCCACGCAGGGCGCGAAGAAGGATGTCATGTACGGCATCGGGCTCGTCTCGTCCCTGCTGGCCCGTGAACAGCTCGTCGTCACCGACCGCTGCCAGGGCTGGATCGATGAGGTCACCGACTACGTGTGGGATACCAAAGCGTCCGAACGGGGCGAGGACAAGCCCAACAAGGACAAAGCCAAGGACGACAGCCTCGACACCGGCCGCTACGCCCTCGCCACCACCGAAGCCATCTGGCGCAACGAACTCACCGCTTAGGAGCGCACACCATGGCTTTGCCACAGTCCACCCAAGCATGGCCGCCCGCACAGGTGGGCCGGACCCTGCCGATGATGGGTGTGTGGTCTGC